CGGCATCGTCCACGACTCTTTACATCACTCCTGGACAAGGACTATAATGTTTGTACTGGCCCAATGACCAGGGAATCTTAGGATTCAAAAATGTCAGAAGTAGAGCAAGTAGCGGAATTAGCCCCCGCGCCGGAACTGGAAACCACGGCGGTTACTCCAGAACCTGTAGTTGAAACGCCGGAAGTAGCAGCTAAGACATTCTCGCAAGAGGAACTTGACGCCGCTATTGGTAAACGCCTCGCAAGAGAGCAGCGAAAGTGGGAACGAGAGCGACAGCCTGCGCCAGCAGTGGCAGTGGACTTACCTCCGCAAGATCAGTTTGAGTCGGTCGATGCTTACGCAGAGGCCAAGGCTTACAAGCTGATTGAGCAGCGGGAACTCCAGAAACAGCAAGCTGAGATTCTTGATGGGTATCACGAACGTGAAGAAACGGCTAGGTCTAAGTACAGCGACTTTGAACAAGTTGCCTACAACCCCAGCCTCAAGATTACGACCGTGATGGCACAGACGATTCAATCGTCGGACATTGGGCCTGACTTGGTTTATCACCTTGGCTCAAATCCGAAAGAGGCAGATCGTATTTCTCGACTAGCGCCTATTTTGCAGGCTAAAGAGATTGGACGACTTGAGGCTAGGTTAGCCGAGAACCCCGTTCAAAAGCGTACTTCTGGTGCGCCTGAGCCGATTTCACCAGTTACCGCCCGAGGGGTGGGTTCTGGGTCTTTTGACACAACTGATCCACGGTCTATCAAGACCATGACGACCAGCCAGTGGATTGAGGCCGACAGAGCGCGACAAATGAAAGCGTTGCAGGCGCGAAAGTTTTAATTTATTTTCTAAGGAAAAATCGTGGCTAACAGTATTCTTACCATTGACATGATTACTCGGAAGGCTCTTGAGATTCTTGAGAACAACCTGGTAATCACCCGCAACGTGAACCGACAGTACGACGACAGCTTTGCTGTTAGTGGTGCAAAGATCGGCTCTACCCTGCGTATTCGCCTGCCTGACCGCGCTCTGGTGACTGACGGTGCAGCCCTGCAAGTGCAGGACGATGCCGAGCAAAGCACCACGCTGACGGTTTCTACTCAAAAGCACATTGGTGTGAACTTCACCACCGCTGAGTTAACTTTGTCGTTGGACGACTTTGCAGAGCGGGTTCTCAAGCCCCGTATCTCTCAGTTGGCCTCCAGCATTGACGCTGACGTTGCTAATGCCTACAAAGCCATTTTCAACACCGTTGGCACTCCTGGCGTGTCCCCAGCTACCGCTTTGGTTCTGTTGCAAGCGCAGCAAAAACTCAACGAATCGGCTGCTGGTATGGCTCCTCGCTACGCTACCGTCAACCCTGCTGCAAACGCTGGCTTGGTCAACGGCCTGTCTGGTTTCTTTAATCCCACCGACACCATCAGCAAGCAGTTTAAGAACGGCATGATGGGTACTGGCGTGTTGGGCTTTGACGAAATTAACATGAGCCAATCCATCAAGGTTCACACCACTGGCTCCCGTGCCGGTACGATTTTGGTTAACGGTGCTGTTAGCACCCAAGGCCAATCGACCATCAGCATTGACGGCCTTACTGGTGCAACTGACACAGTGACTGTTGGTGATGTGTTTACGATTGCAAACGTGTTTGCAGTTAACCCACAGACCCGTGAGTCAACTGGTTCGCTACAGCAATTTGTTGTGACCGCCGCACAAACTGGCGTTAGCAATGCTTTGGCAAACATGGCAATCAGCCCACCAATCTACACCAGCACAAGCGCCTTGGCTACCGTTAACAGCTTCCCCGCTGACAACGCTGCCGTGACCTTTGTTGGTACAGCGTCTACTGCCTATCCGCAAAACATGATCTACCACAAGGACGCCATCACGTTTGCTACTGCTGACCTCGTTATGCCCCAAGGCGTTGACATGGCTGCTCGTGCAAACCACAACGGCATCAGTATGCGTGTGGTTCGTGCTTACGACATCAACAACGACCGTATGCCTTGCCGTATTGACGTACTGTACGGTTTCAGCACTATTCGTCCTCAGATGGCTTGCCGTCTGTGGGGTTGATTTAACTCATTTGAAAGGAAATTATCATGGCTCTCCCTAATGGTGCAGGCGGTCAACAACTTGGTGACGGCAACCTACTTGAAGCAGTAATGGGGGTTCAAACCATCCCAGCTACTTTGACTGCCGACACAACTTTGACTGCGGATCAAGTGGCAGTTGGTTTGGTTGTTTGCAAAAAAGCCTCGGATGCTACGTTGACTGTGACACTGCCTACCGCAGCGTTGCTTGATGCAGCTATCACAAGCGCAAAAGTTGGTTCGTCTTTTGATCTAACTATTTGCAACGACAACAACAGCGGTAGTTCATCTACTGTTCCGGTCACAACCGGCACAGGCATCACAATTTTTGGTTCGGTGACCGTGGGTCGTCATGGCGCACACACCTACCGTTTTGTGAAAACTGCCGATGCTGCTTATTCGGCATTTTTGATGTAAACCTATGGCAGTCATTTACCTACGTCACCCCGTGCATGGGACGAAAGTTGCGTGTATGGAAGCAGAGGCCGTTTATGACGAAAAGAACGGCTGGGTGAGGTTTGATGTAGATGCGGTAGACGAGCCTGTCACGGTGAACGAAATGAAACGTCCCCGTGGCAGGCCCCGAGTTGAGGTTATTGACGCAGGAGCATAGGGTATGACCACATCTGCTGGCGACCAGATAAACGGGGCGTTACGCCTAATTGGGATGTTGGCAGAGGCTGAGACACCTTCAGCCGCTACGTCTGCTGACGCACTGTCGGCGCTCAACCAGATGATCGACTCATGGAACACTGAGCGTTTGTCGGTGTTCACCACGCAAGACCAAGTGTTTACTTGGCCTGTAAATCAAGCTACACGCACGTTAGGCCCGACAGGTAACTTTGTTGGCAACCGGCCTGTTTTGGTTGATGATGCCACCTACTTCAAAGATACCTCAAACGGTACTTCGTATGGCATTAAAATAATTAACGAACAGCAATACAACGGCATTGCTGTCAAGAACACAACCAGCACCTACCCGCAGGTGCTGTACGTCAATATGGGCTACCCCGACATTACGATGACGGTGTACCCTGTGCCTAGTTCGCCACTGGAATGGCACATTGTGTCGGTAGAAGAATTGACGCAGCCAGCGGTACTGGCAACTACGCTGTCATTCCCTCCAGGCTACCTACGATGTTTTAGGTTTAACCTAGCCTGTGAGATTGCTGCTGAGTTTGGCGTCGAGCCAAGTCCACAAGTCTCGCGCATTGCCATGACCTCCAAGCGCAACATCAAGCGCATCAACAACCCTGACGATGTAATGGCAATGCCTTACGGCATAGTTGCCAATCGTCAACGCTACAACATCTACGCTGGCAATATGTAGTCACCTGTTGTCATAAACACTATGTTTTCCAGCAATAAATCCTTTGGTTCCTTTTACCGCACGCAACAGTCCTTTGGCTTTGTAGGCGTCAATTGCGTGTTGAATATTTTGCTGATGGGTAAGAAGTTCCAGATTGTCAAGGCGGTTATTGATTCGGTTAAGGTCTTTATGGTTGATTTCCAATCTACCTTCAATAGGCCCAACAAAAGCCTCCCACAAAGCCCTGTGAACTCCAACTTTGGTATATTTTCCATTTTTACACGCAGCAAAACGCAAATAGTGGTCAGAGCCAACAGACGTTTTGACTTTTCTGTACGCAGCGTCGCCCTTCCAAGTTTTTCCATTTTTAATCATGCTTGCGGTAGCATTGCTAGTGCCAAGAAATTCTGCAACTTCTCGAAGAAGTGCGCCATTTTCAAACATTTGTTTTGCAACAGGAATTTTTGCGGCGTCAAGTTTTTTAGCCCTACCGACACGCCGCACGTTGGCAAGATTGCTGATTTCGTAAAGATTTTCGTACCCAAAAACAGGTTTCCATATTTCCATAGTCTATCTCCATTTAAGTTAAATGGAAGTATAGCATAACTGCTAGGATAATTTTATGACTACCGTTGCCATCTCCGGTCTGCCCGTTGCTACCGTCATCAACGCTGCTGACATTGTTCCGTTTGTCCAAGCTGGCACAACCAAGAGCATCAGCAAAACCCTGCTGTTTACCAGCCCTGCATTGGTGACGCCAGCTTTGGGGACGGTTGCCAGCGGCGTCATTTCGGCCTGCACATCGACCAGCATGGTCATGGTGACACCAGTAATTGGTGCAGCCACCGGAACGAGTTTGGCAGCAACGGGCGCAATTACATCCTCTGGCACGGCAGGCGTTGGCTACGCAACAGGCGCAGGCGGTACTGTTACCCAAGCAACCAGCCGCACCACGGGCGTGACACTGAACAAAACCACAGGCGCAATCACCTTATTTAGCGCAGCAGGAACAACAGTCGCGGCGACCTTTACAGTGACCAACAGCACCGTGGCGGCAACGGATGTGATTATCTTAAACCAGAAGTCAGGCACTGATCTGTACGACCTGATGGTGACAGCAGTGGCGGCAGGAAGTTTCAACTTAACATTCCGCACCACTGGCGGCACTACCACTGAAACGCCGGTCTTCAACTTTGCCGTTATCAAAGCTGTAGCTGCTTAATGAAATCCCCCATCCTTGGTTCGGCCTATGTTGCCCGTAGCGTCAATGCTGCGGATAACAGGATGGTCAACCTGTTTCCAGAAATCGTCCCAGACGGAGGGCAGACAGGCGGGTTTCTAAACCGAGCGCCTGGACTTGACTTGCTGGTGACGGTTGGGACAGGGCCAATACGGGGCTTGTGGACGTTTAACGGCGTTGGCTATGTGGTTAGTGGCACTGAACTCTACAGCCTCACTACGGCCTATGTAGCCACCTTGCGTGGCACGGTAGCAGGCACTGGCCCCGTCAGCATGAGCGACAACGGCACTCAGTTGTTTATTGCAGCCAACGGGCCGGGTTACATCTACAACAGCAGCACGGCAGTCTTTGCCCAGATCACAGACGTTGACTTTGCTGGCGCGTTAATCGTTGGCTACTTGGACGGTTACTTTGTCTTCATCCAGCCTGACAGCCAGATATTCTGGGTGACGCAACTGCTGGATGGATCATCAGTTGACCCGCTTGACTTCGCCAGTGCCGAGGGTTCGCCTGACGGCTTGGTCAGCATGATTATTGACCACGGACAGATTTGGCTGTTTGGCACTAATTCAGTCGAGGTCTGGTACAACTCTGGCGCTGCCGACTTCCCCATGACCCGCATCCAAGGCGCGTTCAATGAGATTGGCTGCGCTGCGGCCTTCTCTGTCGCCAAGTTGGACAACGGCATTTTCTGGCTAGGCGCGGATGCGCGAGGCCAAGGCATCGTCTACCGGGCCAACGGCTATACCGGCACTCGGGTCAGCACCCACGCCATTGAGTTTGCGATTGCTCAGTACGGCGACATTTCTGACGCCATTGC